GATACAGATTGGCGTGAGGATGGAACAGTCAAGTGGACGATCAGAAAGATTGATTTGCATGAAGTTTCTGTATGTACGTTCCCAGCATATGAAGCAACGGGTGTACAAGCCCGTAAAGCCGAGGTCGCACAGCATCAAGAACGTCAGATGCAACATCGAAAACAACAATTGAAAGCGAGGTTGAAATAATGGCATTACGTCAAATTATGTTGGCAAAGAAGATTGAACAAAGAAAATCAGTTCTAAATGAGTTGATTCAGCAAGAAGATGGTTTTAAAACTCGTTCACTTGAGTTAGAGGCAGCTATTGAGGAAGCGAAAACTGATGAAGAAATTGCAACTGTTGAGGATAGCATTACTCAACTTGAGACAGAAAAAGGCGACCTTGAAGGAAAGAAAACAACGCTAGAAGGTGAAATCGCCGAACTTGAAGGTGAATTGGAGCAGTTAAACAGTAAAACTCCAAATAATGAATCACGCGGTAAAACAAACAACGAAAATGAAAGAGGTGTTCAAGGAATGAACAGATTGCAAGTACGTGAACTATTGAAAACTGGTGAGTATTACAAACGTAGTGAGGTTGTTGAGTTCTATGAACAGTTTAAAAACCTTCGTGCAGTAACCGGCGGTGAATTGACAATTCCTCAAATTGTAGTTAACCGCATTATGGACATCATGGGTGATTTTACAACACTTTACCCATTGGTTGATAAGATTCAAGTTAAGGGTACGACACGCATTCTGATCGACTCAGACACTACGGCAGCTACATGGATTGAGCAAGCAGCGCCAATTCCAACTGGTGATGTAGGTACAATTACTAACGTTGACTTCGACGGCTTCAAGGTTGGTAAGGTGACATTTGTTGATAACTATCTGTTGCAAGACAGCATTATTAATTTGGACGCTTATGTAACAAAGAAAATTGCTCGCGCTATTGCAAAGGCACTAGATCTGGCGGTCATCAAAGGAACTGGAGCAGCAAACAAACAACCTACTGGTATCATTCCTAACATTCCAGCTGGAAACCAAAAGAGTGTATTGGCTGATGCGAACTTACTTAAAAATCTAATTAAGCATATTGGTTTGATTGACACTGGACTTGACAGCGTTGGTGAGATTGTTGCTGTTATGAAACGTTCCACATATTACAACCGTCTAATGGAATATAGCATTCAAGTTGATTCTAATGGTAATGTTGTGGGAAAACTTCCAAATCTTAAAAATCCGGATCTTGTTGGATTGCGCGTTGTGTTCAATAACAACATGGATGAAGATAAAGTTTTGTTCGGCGACTTCTCACAATACACACTGGTAGAACGTGAGAGCATCACAATTGATAGTTCTACGCACGTGAAGTTCACTGAAGACCAAACGGCATTCCGTGGAAAAGGTCGTTTCGATGGTAAGCCAGTAAAAAAAGAGGCTTTCGCTATCGTAACAATTACGCCAGCACCATAACAATGCAGCCCCGTTAGGGGCTTATTCTATTTTAGAGGAGGATTTATCATGGCAACTGTAATCCAAAGATTTTGGTGTACATCCAACGAAGAAGTGTATGAAGTTGGTGATGAATATAAAGGGAAACGTGTCAAGGAACTTGTTTTAAAAGGGTATTTGGAATTAGATGAGACTGATCAACCGGAAGAGCATAACGAACCTAAGGGTCCAGATGATCCGAATGCTCCGAAAGATCCAGATGCACCAACAGCGCCTGTAGGTAAGAAAGAAAAAGATGGACAAAAGAAAGACAATTCCAGTGGAGTCTAGAGGTGGCGAATGTGGATACCACAACGATTGTGTCACTTGTAAAAGAACGTTTAGGGATTCGCACAACCGTAAGGGACACATACCTGACCGCTATCGTTGATGGCGTTCTAAAAGAACTAGAAGATGAAAAGGGGTTAACGCTTGACGGCGCTAACCCCTACCATCTTCTTTTTGTTTGTGATTATGCAACATGGCGGTATCAAAGCGTAGGTAATACCGAGACAGCATTTACAGGACAGCCGCTGACTATGCCGAGACATCTGCAATACCGATTGCATAACCTCATCGTGCATGCGGGGGGCTAATCGATGAATTATGACTACGAATTAACCCTCATTGCTCCAGGTGGATTTACTGAGGATGAAATAGGAAATCAAATTCCTGTTGATCCAATTAGAACACCAGTCTTGTGCCAAAAGAAGTCGATCGGCAGAAATGAGTTTTATAATGCAGCGAATACGGGATTACGGCCTGAACTGATATTCGTTATTCATGCTTATGAGTACAACAACGAACCGGTTGTGAACTTCGAAGGCAAGGATTACCGAGTAATACGGACATACTCAGTCAGTTTCGAGGAATTGGAATTGACGGTCCAGAAGGTGGCGGCCGATGGTTAGTATCTCAATTGATCAGTTGGCAGGTGCGATTACTCAAGCCGTAAAAGAGTATACGGAGGACGTGTCAGATGCAATTGAGAAAAAGGTTGATGAGGTAGCCAAAGAAGTACTGGATGATACCGTGACAAATGCCCCTAAAGATACTGGAAAATACGCGAAAGGGTTCAAGATAACGAAGCAAGGTACAAAGCGGATTATCTGGAACAAAAAGCACTCTCGTATTGTACATTTAAACGAATTTGGGCATGCAAAGGTAAACGGTGGCCGAGTTTCTGGTAGACCGCATTTACGTCCTGCTTATGACAGGTTTGGAGCGAAATTACCAGATGCCATAAAGCGAATTATAAGAAATGGGGGAGGAACATGAATCAAGTTGAACTGCATACTGCTCTCAAGTCACTAGGTATGCCAGTGGCTTATTTAGCTTTCAAAGATACTGTAGCTCCCCCATTCATTACGTACCAGTTTGCTTATTCTGGTGACCTGATGGCAGATAATCATAACTATCTAGAAATCAGTAATTTCCAAGTGGAGCTATACACCGTTAAGAAGGATCTAGCATCTGAAAAGAAAGTACAAGATGCATTGAAGGTTGCTGAACTACCTTATTCCAAAACTGAAACATGGATTGATGAAGAAAAAATGTTTCAAATCTTATACGAAATACAACTAATAGGAGCGTGAAAAAATGAGTCAGAATAAAGTTACTTTTGGTTTACGCAAGGTTCACATCGCATTTTACGATGAATTAAACCCTGTTTTACCATCTTGGGAAGCTCCAAAGGCAGTTCCTGGCGCTGTGCGGTGGACACCAGAAGCGCAAGGAGATTCAACGCCATTTTATGCAGATGACACAACGTATTACCTTGTAGATTCTAACAACGGTTATACGGCCGAATTAGAACTTGCTAACTTGCCAGATGACATTCAAGCAAAAATGTTAGGGTGGGAAATTGATAGCAACGGAATGTTAGTGGAAGTAGCAGATGCTGCGCCTAAAAAGTTTGCACTTATGGGTGAGGTTCAAGGGGATAAGCGTAATCGTAGATTTGTTTATTATGATTGCCAAGCTTCACGTCCAGCAAAAGAGCGCTCTACTAAAGGTGATACAGTCGAGCCCACAACGGACGTTGTTAACGTCACGGTCTCACCAATTGAGATTGATAACAAAATGGTAGTTAAAGGTGAGATGGAGCTTAACGATACAAACGCAGCATCTTATAATGCGTTCTTCTCGGCTGTAACTAAGCCATCCACAGGAGTAGCTAATAAAACAAAATTAGCCGCAACTATCGCGCTCTCTGGAAGCCTGACACAGGCGACATACACTGTTGACACATGGACTGTTCTTACATCTGCAAAATCAGCAGCAACAGCAGTTAATGCAAATACAGGCGCTGTACAAGGTCAAATAGATGCGGCTGAAAAGGCGTTAGAACTAGCTATCATTGGTTTGGTGGTGAAGTAATTGGAAAAAGTTCTAGTTATAGACGGTAAGCAAGTTAAATTTAAATCAACTGCTGCTTTTGCCAAGAGATATAAGGCCCAATTCCAAAGAAATATATTTGCTGACTTTTATAAAATGGGCAACGCTGTTTCGAATGGTGAAAACGGTGAGGAAGCAATCGACTTCGAGAGGTTGGATATTGATCTATTTTATGATATCGCCTGGGTATTGGCGAAGACAGCCGATGACTCTATACCTCCTGTTGACGAATGGTTGGATACCTTCGAAGAGTTCCCGATTGAGGAAATCCTTCCTAAACTGATGGATATGGTAACGAAAAGTATCGCATCCACTGTTGCAAGTAAAAAAAAATAGAAAATGAAGAAAAGCCCTCGGACGCTATTTTATCATTAGAAGTTTTATTGGTAGGAGCGATTAAAAGAGGGCTTACTTCTCGTGATTTTGATGAAATGACAATCGGAATGATTATTGATTATTTAGTTTGCTACGACGATCATGGCGCTGAAGGCAACAAAGACAAGACGCGTGAAGCAACGCAGGATGATATAGATAGATTTTTCGGCTAGGAGGTGAGTAGATGGCAGAAACAATCAAAGGTATTAACGTTGTTATTGGTGCAGAAACAACGGGGCTATCGAAAGCCCTATCTGACGTTAACAAGAAATCGCGTGACATACAGTCAGAGCTAAAACAGGTTGAAAAGCTCCTTAAGCTAGATCCAGGTAATACTGAATTGTTGGCTCAAAAACAGAAGTTATTAGCTGATGCTGTCACGCAGACCAGTCAAAAACTTAATACATTAAAAACAGCACAACAACAAGTGAACGAACAGTTTGCCAAAGGTGATATCAGTGAGGGCCAGTACAGGGCATTTCAACGTGAACTTGCAAAAACTGAACAGGACCTTAAAAGTCTGGATGGTAAACTGGACGAAACGACAGATACGCTTAAGAAGCAAGGCGTTACCGTCTCTCAACTAGGCAAAGACTACCAAGAATCATTCGATCAGGCTAAACAGTCAATTGGTAACTCCTTCGAACAAATGAAAAAGGTTGGGGCTGGAGTAACTGCTTTAGGCGCAGGAATAGCGGCAGGTCTAGGTGTTGCAGTTAAAGGCGCCGCAGATTTCGAACAAGGTATGGCGAATGTCTATTCCGTTATGGCTCCTGATGAAGTTGCCCAATTTAGTAGCGAGCTAAAAAACTTAGCTATCGTTATGGGTGCTGATACAAAATATTCAGCAACAGAAGCAGCAAGAGGGATTGAAGAACTTGTAAAAGCCGGGGTAAGCACTAAGGACATTCTAAACGGCGGCTTACAAGGTGCATTGTCTCTAGCAACTGCCGGTGAATTAGAGCTTGCAGACGCGGCAGAAATAGCGTCTACAGCTTTGAATGCATTTAAGGATGACCACATATCTGTAAAACATGCAGCGGACATACTAGCAGGAGCCGCCAATGCTTCTGCAACTAGCGTCATGGAAATGAAAATGAGTCTGTCCCAGGTCGCGTCTGTCGCTAGTGCAGTTGGAATGTCATTCGAAGATACTTCTACAGCTCTAGCGGTGTTTGCTCAGAATGGACTAAAAGGCTCGGATGCTGGTACATCATTGAAAACGATGCTATCCAGGTTACAGCCAATGACAAATGACGCGTATGCAGCATTTAACGAACTTGGATTGATGACATTAAACGTTCAAGAGGCAATGTCATTCCTCGCTGATAATGGAGTGAAACCAGCATCTAATTCAATTGAGGATGTTAATAATGCACTCGAGCAATACGCAGCTAAAACTGCACATGCAAAAGTAGGTACAGCAAAGGCGAACAAGGCATATAAAGAGCTTGCGTTATCCAATGGAATCTTAACATCGTCTTTTTATGATCAAACAGGATCACTGAAAGATCTTAATCAAATTGCAGATATTCTTCAAAAATCCATGACTGGACTAACTGATGCACAGCGGCAGCAATACATGTACACGTTATTTGGTTCTGACGCAATCAGAGCAAGTAACATCCTTTTCAAAGAAGGATCTAAAGGTGTAAATGATATGGCTGCTGCTATGAAAAAGATATCGGCAGATGATGTTGCAGCTCAGAAAATGAACACATTCAAAGGAACTATCGAGCAGTTAAGCGGATCACTGGAAACAGCGAAGATATCTATCGGGGAAGCGTTGCTGCCAGCATTGCGCATACTTGCGGAAGCGGTTCAGAAAGTTGTGGATGTGTTCAATAGGATGCCTGAGGGAATGAAGACATTCATTGCCATATCAGGTGCTGTGGTGGCAGCTATTGCATTAATTACTGGACCATTGCTGCTGCTAATTGGATTCATCCCGCAAATTGTCGCAGGATTTACTATGCTGACCCCAATAACCGGAGCGTTAGGGGCGGCATTCACTGCACTAACTGGCCCTATAGGATTGGTCATCGCGGCGGTGGCTGCACTAGTAGCGGGCCTCGTGTATTTGTACAACAACAACGAGACGGTCCGGGAAGGCTTGAATACAGCATGGGGAGCTATCCGAACAACTGCCGTTACTATTTTCAATGCCATCGCGGAATTCATTAAACGAGTGTTTGGCGATCTTCAAAAATGGTGGCAACAATGGGGCGGTACCGTTACAGGGATATTCAAGGACTTATTCGAAATCCTGAAAATCGCATTCCAAGCGGCGTTTGACGCCATATCGTCCATAGTTAAAACCATATTCAACAGTTTGAAATCGTTTTGGGACACATGGGGTAAAACTATCACCGATCTATTTACAACGGTTCTGAATGTAGTGAAAACGGTTTTTCAAGGCGCTTGGAACAGCATAAAAATAATTATTGAAACAGCAATCGGCGTTATATCAGGCATCATCAAGACATTCTTGGCTGTGCTTAAAGGTGACTGGTCAGGTGCTTGGGAAGCCGTAAAAGGCGTTGCAGAATCAATCTGGAATGGCATAAAAGCGATGTTTAGCAATGTGGGAAGTATGATGATGAGCATTGGTAAAGACATCATGCAAGGACTAATAAACGGTATCAAAAGCATGGCTAATGCCGTTTGGGATAGTGCGAAGGATGTTGCTGCAGGAATTAAAGATGGATTCAAAGACTTTTTCGGAATCCACTCACCTTCACGCTTAATGACTGATTACGGTGAGTATATCTCGCAAGGTTTGGCGAATGGGATTTCACAAGCAGGTCAACAGGCCATAAAGTCGGCTGCCAACGTCTCGGCTGCTGTTGCTGGTGCAATGCAATATGATTTCAATGGCGTATCGTCTGCAGCATATAAGGCATTGAATGGTGTACAGGGACAAGGATCAGGTAGTGTTACGAATCAATACAATATGAATGGTTTGTTTAACGGTGCAAGCATTGTTATTCGCAGTGATGACGATATAAGAAAACTTGGACAAGAGTTCGGAAATGTAATAAGAGGTACATCGAGAGGGCTAGGAGGTGTGGCGACTTGAGTAACGATTCAGTTTTAACCATAGACGGTGTGACACCAAAGGAATTGGGAATGGGCGTGTTTCGTAAGACTCAGCGCCCTATCCTTTCTTCTACGGTTGATAATGTCGTAACGGTGCCTGGAATGCATGGAGCATATGATTTCGGTGCAACAATGGGACCGAGATCATTTGAACTTGAATGTGCTTTCTTTGCGAAAAACCATACAGAATTGCAGCAGCGTGTCTCTGAACTCGCTGCTTTTTTATTGGACGGTGATGGAAGACCAAGGACAATGCCTATCATATTCGCAAATCAACCGGATAGGCAGTACACAGTTCGGTATTCAGGTGATTTACAGATCGAACGTGTGTCAGGATTAGGGACGTTTACACTTCCGTTCACCGCGTATGATCCTTTCGCCTACAGCATATTCGAATCAGTTGGAATAAACGTCGATTCGCCAATTCCAGTTGATGCTAACTTACATGTCGATTCTGAATATGAGTTTGATATCAGTGGGCCAACAACAATACAAATAGATAATTTTGGTACATTAAACGCCCAGCCAGTCATAGAGATAACAGGATCTTTTACATCTCTATCTCTAACGTTAGGTGGTATTGAGTTTAAATATAATGAATCGATGTCAGGCATGTTGATTCTTGATTATAAAAAGAAAACGGCGAAAATTGGAACAACAAATGTGTTAAAGAACACTAATGCCAAGTTCGGGAAGTTACCAAGAGGAATATCGGACGTTATCATCGGTGGCACAAACTTAGATTTCTTGATCTCGGTTCGCTTCCGTCAAAAATATGCATAGGAGGTTTTTACATTGGCAGATTTAGAAATAATCAGAGGTCAGGATAATGGTAACCCTCCTGATACATTACGGCAGGCGTACCCGAAAATAAATAGAAACTTTAGTAAAGTAAATAATCAGCTAGTTGGACATATAGAATCTGTTAACGCCCATAGTTCTGAACATATTGAATATACCGGTAAAGTTACTGGTGCTGAAAATGTAAAAAAGGCTGTTGATAACCTTAAAATTCTACAAGATACCCATCAATCATCAACAGCAGCACATTCAGCAGAAAACATTGTATATGATGGTTTAGTGATTGGCGCACAAAAGGTTGATAAAGCAATTGATGTTTTAAAAGCTACGCTAGACCAGGCTATAATTGTTGGGGATAGTGGTCCAGAAGCGGCGGCAGCCAGAGTTGATAGTATATTAGACCGTGTATATCCAACTTTAAAAGATCGCTTAGACGAATCATCTTTAGATCTATTAGGCCGGGGGTTGAATATAAAACTATTCGGCGCGAAAGGTAATGGTATATCTGATGATACTCTTGCCATCACAAATTCAATTTCTATCGCAACTCAGTTAGGTATTAGTACACTAATCTTACCGTCAGGCACGTATAAAGTTACTCAAAACATTACATTCCCTTCTCATATTGAAGTGTGGTTTATTAATGGGGCGAGCATTTTCGCAGAATCACCTGTTGAAATTATATTCAATGGACAGATTGATGCCGGATTGGGTTTTGTATTTAAAGGATCAGGTATTTTTAAACCATTGCTTGTTAATGAGGTATTTCCCCAGTGGTGGGGTGCCAAAGGCGATGGAATTAAAGATGATACATTTGCAGTGCAATCAGCAATAAATGCAGCCACAAGATCAGTTGTTTTTGTAAATGTAAATGACAAATACAAGTTAGGTAAAATTTATATAAACAAGGATCTCAAAATTGATGTTATGGGCAATACCATAGTAGGCATTGATGTGGCTATTTTTTGTGTAACTGCAAATATCGAAGAATTAATAATTTCAGGGTGCGGTGGAGTAGAGTTCGAAGGAGCTTCTGGCGTACAGGGTAGAGAGTTCTTTGTGAATTTTTCAGTTAATGGTTCTTTTGGGCAAAATAGTACAACTTATCTTATTCCTACCGAACGATATAGTGTAAAAAACCTAAGAATCAAAGACAATGTACTGGGGTTCTCAAAAGTATCGATTATGGGTGATGATACTATACCTTGGGTTGAAGGGAATAGATGGGAACATGGATCCGTTGTACGTGCTGCTCCTTACTATTTGCTAATTGATAAAGGTACGCAAGGTAATACTCCATCTTTTAAATCATCGGCGTGGGTTAAAGATAACATTTTTAAAGTTTACCCTCCAGATGGAGACAATGTTGATTTAATTAAGTTAAGTGGCGGTTTGAAATCAGCAAAATTAGAAAGCAATCATATAGAAAATAATAATAAGAATTGTGCTGCACAAGTTGATGTATTTACTGGTGGCCACAGAATGAGGTTCGTTGGTAATACATTAATCAATGTGCAATTGCATCGAAAGCAAGTAAAAGGGATTTTAGGTGAGATACCATATAAGTATGGGTATGACTATATATCTGGAAATGAAACGGAGTTACAAGACGGACACATTCAAACAACAGCTTATTACCTGATAGGCAGCTTATTCACAATAGTTGGAAATCAGGTGGAGATCAGAAATACGAACTCCCTAGATAAAAGAGGTTTCCACATTGATAATTCAGATGTAGTTGTTGGTGAGTTTAATAAAGAACAGTCACTTGCTTTTATTATTACTAACAATATCGTTGATTTCAGAGGATCAAATGGTAAGGGCTACTTTACTCACATAGAACCAACAACGAATGGTGTGGGAATACCAGAATTTATAACCTTATCTAATA